GCATCAGTAAGCCCAGGTTATGATTTCACCCACGGTATGTTTGCCAATCTCCCTTTTCATATTGAGACACCGTTACTCGGTAGGGTACTGCCCCCCATAAAGAATGTCACGTCTCCTCGACACCAGAACACTTTGTTCTGAGAATAGATACTAGGTTTCATCCATTCAATTTATTTAGCGTAGTATAATCCTCGCTCAAGATCTAGCTTAGTCTAGCTTTTACACCTTATAACGCCATTACGCTTTTCCCTCTACCAACGCCTAACTCTTTAAAAACTCTACTCAGGTCCCGCGACCTTACTAAAAAGTAAAGCAGTTGAACTTAACGCAAAGTGGTCAAACTAATTGAGGTAATATCGTGGTGTGGGGTACCAACCCATCAATCACGTCCCAGGTGATTAACCGAGGTTTAACCCCAGTCTACACGATTCACCCTCCCTCGCTCGAGGTTGCACTTGAAATGCAGTGTTTCGTGGTAAAAGACTGGGGCAGTCAGTTGCCCTCATGTGAATTCTACATTACAGCACATAGCAACGTACTGCAACAACCCTGCCACTAAGTATGGCATTGGAGCTCACGGACGCCAGTGATTCACAATATTCTCACTGGCCGATGTCTTTATAACGTCTTTCTCTCGACTTGTGTCCCATCTAAGGGCATATTTTGTTGCTGTTGTTACTTCTTCTTCATATTAGCCAACTTTCCACCTTGAGTCGGCATAGCTTGTTGCTTTTTACCGATAGGTTTCGTTCGTTGTCTCTGAGCTTTCGCAACTGTGACAGACTCCTTCTGTACACTGCCTTTAGGCTTCGCAGCATTAGACACAGTCTTCATCTGGTCTTTTGCAGCATTGGCCTTCATCAGTGCAGAAGCAGCGCCACCTGCGGGATTAACCGCAGCCGCAACACGTAGTCCTGTCATCCCGACCTTTTTAAACTTCTGAAACGCCCCTTTCAATCCTTTTGCAAAAGACCCGAAGTCATTGTCTCCAGCAGCCCAGAATTGCTGACTAGAACGCACAGCGTTCATAGCAACTTCCAGGGATTGCATGTTAACAAGAGGTCCGGGTTTCGCAAAGGTGATGAGCACATCGGTCGGATCGGGATATGACTCAACTGTCATCGTTCTCCACATCTGCATGGTTGCAGTGTTCGCAAGTCCGGTGCAAACGGCGAAATGAATTTCGCTGTTCGACTTCCAGAATTGCGGGTTGAACGACGCCGGCAAACCGTACCACGTTGCAGGATCACCAGAAATATTATTGAAGGTCAG